GTTAAAATAACATTGCTACCGTCATCAGGGATAACGAAGTCACCCTCTTGGGTTAGGTTAAAACCTAAGGTTGCTGACTCACCACTCTCAAACCAGTTTGTCATGGTTAGGTACTCTTTTTAGTTTTGGCAGGTTGAGGTTTAATTGGCGCAGGTTTTAAGCTTTCAAGGTACTCTTCAACGCTCTCAGCGGCTTGTAAACCTTCCTGAGTAGCCTGCTCTGGTACGTTCTCAGCCAAGATACTTAATTGCCCCAGCTTTACACGGTAAGAAACGAAGGGAGTCAAGGAGCAAAGGGTTGGAGTGTTTGCTTCAATTAAAGGCGTGGCCCCACCGTCGTATGGTGAAAGCATAAAAGAACCTGTGGTCTTTACGATAACTAACATAGGTTTACCTCGTTTTGGATATTTTAGCATAAAAAAGCCCCGCTTTCGCAGGGCTTTTTCTAGGAGGCTCTTTACAACCCCCTTGAACCACACAGCTTACGGAGGAGGGGCTGTCGTTAGGTCTAAGATGACACGCGCTTTTGGCACCGCTAACTTATAACCTGTCTCTTCTGTTTTTACATAAGTGATAGATTGGTTAGTGATCGAACGCTCGCTTTCGGAGATATTACCACCCGCCATGATGAGTTCTTCGATACATTCCGCTTTAGTCATCGCAATGATTTTATTAGCTGGTACAGTCGAGGAGAGTACCACGTTAATCATGCCATTCATAAACGGTAAGGTTGTGCTGATTGCAGGTGCACCTTTGTTCTGCATGAAATCAACGGTACTCAAGCCAGCACCGACAACAGGTTGAGCTAGGAACATTAAGTCCACGTACACATCAAAGTTAACCACGAAGGTATCAAAGACATAACCTTTGTTAGCATTACTCATCAAGAACTTAGCTAAAGCTTTATAGTTCTCAGAGACAAGACCATTTGCGGTAGCACCAAAAGCAGCGGAGCGGAACAGTTGTACTTCAGCAGCAGGGTTAACACCATCACCGTTAATCAAAATCGAAGTAGCCGCAGCAACTTTGGATTTTTCTAATGTACGGGCGATACGAGCCGCAAATGGGGAGATGACATCAAGAGACGCTTCACGAGTGAACTCGTAAGATAACTCAATACCACTGCCACGTTTGCCGAAATTAACAGAGCTTTGGCTAGTACGAACGCTATTAACAGGAATTTTACCTAGTTCAGCGATCGTATTAGTATTGGTGCTACCATCAGCCAAGTCATCTTCATAGTAAGTGGAGATCATTTCACGCTGAGACACAGTACGAGACTGGCCAACAATCGAAGCAATGTTCTCAACTTTGTTATCTTGAAGCGTTTTGAACTTCAACATATCGTCGATAACTTCAGGGAACATAGCGCGAGTACCCGCGTATGTGTTGAAGGTGTTAGCAGCAGCCTGCAAAGTGATGCCAGCTTCAAAGTCGTTGGCATGAGGCAAGTTCAAGGCAACTTTAATTGCTTCATAGCCATTATAGCCTTTCCACTTCTCGGCACCTTTAGTGTCAACAGACAACACCAAGTAGTCACGGAGGTTTAAGCCAAAGGATGCTGCTTCTTTAACAAGCTTCATACCTTTGTCAGCGGAGTCACTATTGCTTTCAACCATCAACATCGCTGCAATGGCTTCAGGAGTAGTTCTTACAATATCTTTTAAAGGACGCATATACCGACTCCTTAGATGAAGATTACATCAGCAGTGGTGCCATTTACGGCCACTACTAATGAACGTGGATTTGTACCTGCTTTGACTTTACCAGCCGTTGCAGAACCGACAACACTGTCACCGATAGCAACAACAACAGGAGCACCAGTTGTGTCAAAGCGGAAGCCGCCTTTCAGTTCAACAGTACCGACGATAATGCCTTCAGTTGTCAAATTGCGGTAGGTTAACAAGCGACCGATAACAACATCGCCATCACCTGCTAATTTGACCGTGTTGTTGGCAGCAGTAGATAAAGCAACTGGTTTGCCAATATCCGCAGCAACCATACCCGCTGTTAAGCGGAAAGTGAAGCGGAAGTCTTGTTGGGGAATGCCCACGAGGGTCACGCCACCTGATGCGATTTCTGTCATCGCGTTGTCTCCTAGTGGGGGTTTAGTTTACAAAGTTACTTAGGTGTCCGAAAGGCCGTAGAGCCAGTCGTAACAGTGTTTGGTTTTTCGCTATCGGTAGTCGTAGTGTTCAAATTGGCTACGCCACCCATAGGAAGCTTAAATGGTCGCTGAGTAAGCGTGGCAGTTTGAGCAGCTTTTAAGGTAGCTACCTCAGTTTCAGCGGCAGTCAACTTGCCTTCAACTTCAGTCTTGGCAGCTTCAAGCGTAGCAACTTTACCTTCAGCTTCAGTCTTAGCAGCTTCGGAAGCTGTACAAGCTGCTTCCCAAGTTGTGATACTAGCGGCAAGGCCAGAGTTGTTTTCAGCCTCTGCGGCAAGCTTGGCTTCTAAAACAGCAACCTTACCTTCGGCCTCAGTTTTAGCTGCTTCAAGCGTAGCAACTTTACCTTCGGCTTCAGCCTTAGCTGTAGCTGTCAAAGTCAGGTCGCCTTCAGCCTTAACTAGCTTGGCTTGTAACTCAGCAATCAACATAGGGTCTTCCTCAGCAAGCTTAGTGGGAGAACCAAAAAGCATAAATTCAGGGTCTTTCAAGGAGGCTGCTAAAGCAGAGCCGTCTTTGTAATAAGCAGAAGCGAGTAAGCGTTTTTGTGCGCCAAGAACCTTCGCACCATTACTGGCACCTTTGGAAACTAAGCTCATCTCACGGAAATTGGCAACACCATCTGGTTTCACATGGTTTGAACCCATGCCCATGACGTGACCGTTCTTACAAGTCTGTGACCAAATGGACTCATTGTCTTCCATCAAGTCGATATTACAGGTAGAGCAAAGCAAACGCTTAAATTGCATTCCGACACTAACTTCTTCAAGAACGCCTGTGTCAAGGCGACTAATTAAGTCAGGACTTGTACCATCCAAGAAGAACAACACACGAAGCTCATCGACACCTTGATTACTTCTAACGTGTTCGCCGTAAAATAAACGCCCTACAGGGATTTCATAACCTTGCTCATGGAGGGTGTGAAGAGGTACAAAAGTACCTGTATTGATAAGGTTAGCTGCTTCAATAAAAGTCTCAGCAGTGATCTGACCCTTATCAAAAATAGTACCGCGCTTGTTGAGTGGCAGAGACGTGACTGCGGTTGCTTCAAAAACCGCAACTTGGGTATAGTCGATCTCATCCCCAACAGATGCTTTGATGAAAGCTTTAATACGTTCTGTAACTTCAATGCGTTTCATAGCACTTTTCGTATGAATTTTGTAGATGTGTAAAGATTACCTTAATATGGGGGAGTTTGCAAATAGATTACAAAGTAAGTACAGACAGAGTAAAAGCTCAGAGCTAATCTAGCAACCACAGGGCGGCTTCCTCCCTATGGTACTCAACTACCGAGATCAACTGATACTCCACGATGGGTGTAGATTGAGTCAAAAGGAAGAAGGCGAGGTTGAAGTTACCTTTGACATGATGGTTGACCACTTGCCGTTGCCGAGAAGAAGTGGGTAGTTTACTTAGGCGGCCATGTTCCAAGGTGGCGAGCGGGTCTCCAAAACCTGCTGTGTGGAGTTCGATTCTCTAGCTGTCTGCCAAGTTTGTGGTTCTGGAAGCACTGTCGTCGGCTGCCGAGAGGTAAAGATTACTACTGCGGGAAAATAAAGCTCTCTTTACGAGGGCTTTTTTCTTTTTACAGAACTTGAACAATTAGGACTGGTATTGGTGGTATAATCTATTTGCAGCTAGGGCGGCCACCCGAAAGTAGACCTCATTCACCTACTCGCTGCATCACTTCAGAATGCCTTGAATAAGGAATCGAAAATGACTAAGTTAGTCTTTGGTGTTGGCTTCAATGATAGAAAATATCCTGCTGTAGTAAACGGTAAGATTAGTAAGGAGTATGCCCTTTGGAGCAGTCTCCTAAAACGCTGTTACAACCCTAATGTTCAGAAAGAGAAACCCACCTACATAGGCTGCTCGGTAAGCGAGAACTTTAAAAGTTACAGTTACTTCCATGATTGGTGCCAAAATCAAACAGGTTTTGGTCAAGAAAGTTTTGATCTAGACAAAGACTTTCTGCTTAGAGAGGGTAAGATTTATTCTGAGGATACTTGTTTATTCCTACCAAGAGAATTGAATACTCTACTCATCTCCCGCAATGCCGCTAGAGGTAGCTTACCTGTAGGAGTATCAGCCCGTAGAGGTAAATTCAGGGTTGATTGCAGCACAAATAAGCTCTCCACCTATATAGGGTACTTCGACACCCCTGAGCTTGCCTTCCAAGCTTACAAACAAGCTAAGGAGGATTTCATCAAATCTCAAGCCGAGAAATGGAAAAACTTCATAGACCCAAGAGCTTATGAAGCTCTCATGAGCTATGAAGTCCTAATCACTGATTAAACCTTACTTCTTAACAGCGTTGCTCTTCGCTGACTTGTCAGCCGAAGAGCTTACCGACCGTCCCGTTGCATCTTGATTGGGACTAATACCCCCAGCATCTACTACCGATTTCTCCATAAAACCTGTGCCGCTTAAAATCGGAGCCTCATCAGGCCGTATATGCCCAAATAACTCTAGGTGGTAGTCGTCGTCAGTTATTGAACCTAAGCTCAGTTCCTTTTGCAAGAAGGATTGTTGCAGCACCTTTTGCGCCCATAGTTCCGTTGCTGGGCGCATTTCTACGGGTTCAAATTTAACAACAACCCGAGAGGTACTTCCTGTCAAACGCAGAATAAAAGTAAATATCTGCTGCCATAACTCAGCAATAGGTTGGTTTAACGCTTCAGCGTTTTTGGCAAACAGCAACGCCTCAACGCTTGCAGTATTGACCCCAGACTCACCTCGGCCCAATGTTGTGGCCATCACACGCAAACCCGCTTGATTTTGTGCATTCAGGGTTTTAATAATCGGTTGAATATCTAAAGTCATACCAGCCGATTTTGTGTTTACCATGTCAGCCTTAATACTATCGGTGTGAACAAATGCTTGATCGGCCCGAAGATTACTCACTGTATTAGTTATTGAAGTAATGGTGTTGTTTATGTACTGCGTAAGTTTTACAGAGTCACCTTTGATGTCCAGAGGTGCATTCTTAACAACAACATCTTCTAATACTTCAATGTCCAAACGGGGGTAGCCAGTTATCAGCATAATGCGGTATAAGTCATTGATAATTCGTTGACGCGCAGCTAAGGTATTGATGGCCGAGACGAAAGGAGAGTTAGAATAAGCCTTAGTTGGGTCCTGCCTGTAGTAAGAAACGAACACGGAAACGACATCCAGCGAGATGTTATTACCTCCGCCTGATGGCACCTGTTCGGGGGTCAAGCGACCATTGGTCTTCTCGAACCATTGTAAGCTGATTGGGTCGATTAGCCTGATAGCTTCAAAGATTCCTTCTTTACTTACAATGGCTTCCGCAACCAACATGCCTCGCAGCAGTAGCATGTACCTCAGCTCCTCGGCCATCGCCCGTAACGTCGGTTTATATTGAAAACCAACGGTGTTGTAGTCATAACGAGTCGTCAACGTATCAAGAATGGCGTTCAAAACTTTCTGACCATTTCGGTCAATTTTGTCGTTTATATCCTTCACGTACATAACTGGTTTAGTATCGGCTGTAGTTAGATAAGCATTAACGGCAGCAGAAGCATCAGGGTCCTGCACCAGTAAATTCTGTAACAATGTATTAGCATCATCAGCCGAACGAGTCGTGAAAATATCCGTCAAATGGTCACGATAAGTGGGAACTGTTAACACGTTCGCCGAGTTATTACTCTGGAAAGTAGGCGAATTACTCACCCCCTGTGGGCTTGGAGTCTTCTTAGGCAGAAGAATCTGACCCAGTTTGCTTGTTAAGCTAGTCGCCATGAGGTTACGCCTCTTGTACAAAATTTGTTAATTGGGTTGAAGTATAGCAGAGAGAAAGCAATCTTAATAAGCCCTGCTTTGATGACCCCACAGATTCGCCCGACTCTGGCCACCGAGGTTAATAGCACCATAAGCCAAAACCGTTCTCGCTTCCTCTGTCTTGTGACCTACGAACTCCCCACGGTAAAATTTCACGCTAGTCGATAAATAGGCAAGGCTATGGAAGTAATGGTCATGGCCAGTTAGTTTACGCCAAACAGGCGTTTTCTCCCCCATTTTCTCCCGAACCATGTCGCGCAGATGAGATTTAATAACCTCTTTCTGTTGACCATAGTTGTGGAAGGTAATCAGGCCGTCGCGTACAAGGTTAGCCAAACTGTCCAAATGGTTTGTTCTGTCCACCTGTAAGGTTTTGCGCGTCTCAATTTTGTCGGAAATCTCAACAGTGCCAGTATAGTGGACAGGAATAATACGACCGTTTGTTGCATCAAAGAGCTGTTTGGCTAGAGTCTGCTCAGGGAATAAGTCCACGCAGCCTTGTTTGAAGTGGTACTTCTCATCCAAAGCTTTAACACGCGCCAGTAAGTCATCCCCTAGAACAGTGATAAATTCGACAACATCCACACCTGACTTCAAACCCGCTTGTGAGGTGCCAATGGTGATATGGCAGATAGAACCCACGTCGATTCCGATGAAATAATCCACACCCGTCGGAACGTCCCCGACTCTGAAGCAGGGATTTAACTCTGCTTCAGTCAAACGACTAGCGGACTCTTCAAAGGTTTCACCGAGAACGGTGTTATACCAGCCGCGAAGGAAGTCACGGTCACGATACTTGATAAGCTCGCTGATAATGTACGCTGGAGTCAATGTTGACACTGTAAAGGGACGAACACGGTAGCCTCTGGCAAGGTCACGATGAGGGAACTCAGCAACCCAATCGCGTTTACCACCATGTAGGTCAAGGGCAGAGCCGCACTTTTCACAGGTGACGACGACGTTATTTAACTGTAACTCATAGCGGTCAATCATGGGTGTATCAATATCCGTCAGCTTAATCTCATCAGGTAAGCCGTCGATATGAATAAAGTCTTTTGTAAACTTAGGTAACTGCCAGTGGTTACAACAATCACACTTTAAAAAGTATTCACGTTGGTCAGTTGTCGAGTAACCTTGATGGATGCCGAAGTTCTCAAAGGTGGGTGTGCTGAATTGCTGCATGATACGGAAGCTGGATGCCTGCATACGGGAGCTAAGTAAACCAACCATTTGTTGATTTGATAAGTCAACTTCATCCACCATGATTAAATCTGCTGGAATCATGGTGGCACTACTTTCCGTAGCAGGTACAACCATAAGATAAGAGTCCCCGATTTGCTGAATATCTACGGAGCGGATAGGCTTACCACCTCTTAGGTTGAACACTCGGTCGTTTTCGATAATGGGCATGATCCGAGTCTGAGAGGCTTTCTTCATCATCGGTTCATTAGGGAAGGTCATCAGAACGGTCACACCACGATTACGGGCGCAGAAGGCAGCGGCTTTACGGATTTGTGTTTCAGTCAAACCTATTTGTGAAATTTTTATAACGTGCAGGTTCGGGTGTAGGTCATCGACAATCGCTTTCTGGAACGGAAAACGCTTGAAGTTAAAGGGTGCCGCCTTTAGAGTTGTGTTTTTACAAACCCAGTCAGAGTAACTCATATTGATTGAGTCCACCGAGAAGCGGGTGTTTATCTCATTTCGCAGGTCTAAGGCAAAAGGGTTCGACATACTTTTGTTACTCAAATGTAAAAGGTGTTGCATTAGCACCTATTAAAATTTATTCTCTCTAAACCCACAGAGGACACACAACATGGCCGCTAATC